TGCAAGCAGAGATTGCCAGAAGAAAAGCCCTTGGCAAAGCCTACAGCGGCAAGAGCGTCCTTTCTGCCAAGCTGGTCTGCGAGGATTGCGGAGCGTTCTTTGGCTCAAAGGTCTGGCACTCCACCGACCGATACCGCCGAACCATCTGGCAGTGCAATGGCAAATTTGCAAACGAGGAACGGTGCCACACCCCTGTAATTGACACGGAAACTGTACAGCGCCTTTACATCAAAGCCTACAATCTGATGATGCAAGATCGAGTGAAGATTATTAGGGAGATCGAGGAATGGCGGCAGCACCTGACGGATTTTGAAACCTTGGACGCCGAGATTGAACGACAGCTTGAAGAAACCCAGGTAGTTGCCGAACTGGTCAAGGCGGCTGTTAGGGAGAACGCTTCCACAGCACAGTCCCAGGAAGCATACCTCAAAAAATATGAAGCCCTCACCGTGCGGTACGAGACGGCGGCTGCGGAACTGGAACGCCTCCAGGCACTACGCACTTCTCGCAGTCAGACCGACCGCAAAATGGCACTTTACATTCGCACCCTCAAAAAGCAGCCAGAGGTGATGCACGAATGGGATGATACCATCTGGACGGTGATGATTGAAAAAGCCATCGTTCACAAGGACGGTCAAATCACATTCGTTTTCCAGAACGGCACAGAAATCAAGGTCGGAGCGTAACTGCTCCGGCTTTTTTCTTTTGTGGGGGATTGCACACCCCCTTGCCGAAAATGCACACCCTAACATAAAATCTGCACACCCCACAGACCTTTCGTTAAAAGGTATAGGGAGAGAAAACGCAAAAGGCTCCACGGTGACCATTTCGGAATCACCGTAGAGCCTGTTATCGTTAAAAGGTGTATGAAAACCCTTGCAAATAGGGGCTTTTGCAAAAAGAAACTGGACACCCGCTTCGATACGCATTGTATCAAAACTGGTGTCCAGTTATGTCTAAAGGAACAACATTTGATACAGGTGGGCGGAAACAAAACGGCGGCAAGAACACAATATAAGGTGTTCAATGCCGCTGTTTTTCTGCCTTCAATCAATATCTTGTACTTTCATCCCCTAAAAATGCACACCCCTAATCTATGAGATAGCGCCGGAGCAAATCCTCGCGGCCATCTTCCTTTAGCCGGTTCACAGAATAGTGTAGCCATTCCTCCGGGGTAGGAACCTCACCGGCGCAGGGTATCCGTTCCCATTGCGCCCGGCGCTCTGGATCGGGATCGTGCAGGCCCTCCCATATTCTCTTTGAAATTTTCTCCTTAACCTTTTCCACGGTTGTATGATCCCGCTCCGCCAGCATGACGAAGAAATCTTTTCCATTCTCTTGCAATGTAATTGCCTCCTGTCTGTATGAATAGTATCTCCAAGTAAAGCCCATGCTATAAACTACTCTATGCCCCACTTGGGAAATATCATAGCCACCGATTGTGACTATTATAGCACTCTTTTGGGAATTAGAATAGATACAGATGGGTAGGTGATGGAATGAACGCACAGAAACGGATCAAGCAGCTCATGGAGGAGCGCGGCTGGACGGATTACAGGCTGGCAAAAGAGGCGAACCTGTCTCACTCTACAATAACAAACCTTTTCAAAAGGAATAATGCGCCGACGCTTCCCACGCTGGAAGTGATTTGTCGTGCGTTTGGTATAACCTTATCACAGTTCTTTGCAGAAGGCGGAGAAGCTGTGGAAATAACGGATGAACAGCGCGAGCTTTTTGCAAAATGGAGTACACTCAGCGAGAAACAAAAAGAGCTTTTGCTTGAATTTATAGGCACGATGCAATAGAGGGCAAAGAAAAAGACCGCAGGCCGGAACCTGCGGTTTTCTCTTTGCCTTATCCTTTTATGTGGCCCATTGCCCTCACTATCTGCCGGTAAGCCAGGAGCGAGTTGCCCTGTAGGGTATGGATTGCAACATGCTGCTTTTTCAGCTTTCCAACAAGGTGCAGTACATCCCCGGTATTCCGGCCAAGCCGCGAGAGATTTACCGTCAAAACCGCGTCCATAGCGCGGCGGTGGGCCAAGCCGCAAAGTTCCCGGATGCCGGGGCGGTTCAACGAAAGGCCGCTGCCGATCTCGGTAATCTCTGCCACAATAGCATATCCCTGCTCTTTTGCATAGACGCGGAGTTTTTCTCTCTGCGCATCCAGCACGATATTTTCTCCGTCTGCGCGGGCAAGGCGGCAATATACCGCCACCCGCAGAGGTTTCCTTTCGTTTCTTTCCATTATGCAGCCCTCCATAATTCTGCCAGTATCTCTACCTGCCGCCCGTCGCGGAAGGTAAACACCATTCTTTTTTCTTCATAAACCGTCACATAGTCCACCGTCGAATACCAGAGTTCCTCGTCAAAGGATTGCACCAGCTCTTGGTGTAGGTTCATGCTTTCCATGAACAGCCTGATTCTCGTCTTTTTCGCATTGCGCTCTTGGCGAAGCTCCGCTATTTCCGCCAGCCGCTTCCGGGCGGCCTCGAACCGCTCCGAGTAAGCGTTATACCGGCGATTGTATTCTTCCTGATCCATGGCGGTCTGTGCGTTTTCCGAGATGATTTTCTGGATCAGGCCCAGTACCACCTCGCTTTCATTTTGCAGGGTTTCCTGCTCTGCGTCTAAATCCACCGTATCGGTAAGGGCTTCAATTACTTCATTGTAGGCTTCCATGATTTCTGCCCGGCTGCCTAAGATGCTGTTGAAAGCGGCCAGAAAGGCGGCCTTGATTTCATCCTCGGTAAGATGGGGCGTTGAGCAATGCTGGCCTCTGTACTTTTCGTTGCACTGCCATACGAGGCTCCGGTTCTCTGTATTGGAGTGCCAGACCTTACTGCCATACACGCCGCCACATTCCCCGCAGATAATGCGCCCGGAAAATGGATGCTGGCAGCTTGTGAACCGCCCGTCTGTTTTACGGGTTTTCAACTCGTACTGCACAAGCTCGAATATCTCCGGTTCAATGATTGCCGGATGGCTGTTTGTTACATAATACTGCGGAACCTCGCCCTCGTTGACCTTTTGCTTTTTGGTGAGGAAATCCACCGTGAATTTCTTCTGCAAGAGCGCGTCGCCTTTGTATTTCTCATTGGTGAGAATACTTTCCACCACCTTGGCCCGCCACACCTTCTTTCCACCCGGTGTGGGAATCCCCTCGTCCGTGAGATAGGCGGCAATAGCCGAAGGGGATTTTCCATAGAGGAACAGCCGGTAAATGAGCCGCACCGTCACCGCTTCATCCTCAACAATGACCGGAAGCCCCTCCGGGCCTTTTTCATAGCCGAGAAAGCGCCGGTAAGGAAGGCTCACCTTTCCGTCTGCGAACCGCTTGCGCTGGCCCCATGTGACGTTCTCTGAGATAGAGCGGCTTTCTTCCTGTGCCAGCGAGGACATGATGGTAATGAGCAGCTCGCCCTTTCCATCGAGAGTGCGGATATTCTCTTTTTCAAAGAAAACCTCGATCCCTTTTTCTTTCAACCGTCGTACTGTGGTTAAAGTATCCACAGTATTGCGGGCAAACCGGGAAATGGACTTGGTGATAATCAGGTCGATTTTCCCGGCCAGCGCGTCAGCCACCATACGGTTGAAACCGTCGCGCTTTTTGGTATTGGTCGCGGAAATTCCTTCGTCGGTATAAACCTCAACAAATTCCCACTCGTCCTTAGACTGAATGTACCGGGTATAATAGTCCACCTGTGCCTCATAGCTGGTGAGCTGTTCTTCATTGTTGGTGGATACACGGGCATAGGCCGCCACCCGCAGCTTGCGGGTTTCATTGCTCAGTACATTGATAGGAAGCCTGTCTTTTTTCGCAGGGATCACCGTCACCCGCGCTGCTGTTACTGCTGGCATTGTGCAAGCCTCCTTTCTGCCGCCTTCCTGAGTGCCAGTTCCCGCGCCCTCTGGCGGTTCTCAGGGTTCCAGCTATGGCGGCGGGAAGGATTGTTCCATGTCTTTGTCACGGTATGCCCGTCATAGAAAGCAAAGACCAGAGTTCCATTTTCCGGCACCTGAATTTCTTCCACCTTGGCCGCAAAAGCCGCCTCGTCAAATTCCGGCAGGCCCATAGCCTCGGCGGTCAACCGTTTCAAAATATCCTCCGGGATCTGCTTGGCATCGCAGAGCGCCTTGCCCTTCTGGTTGAAGGTTCGGCATATCCACACCTGCTTTTCATAAGGCGTTTTAGGGGCCACCGTTTTCCGCGTGAAACATTTCCCGCATTTCCCACAGCGTACTTTGCTGGAAAATGGAAACCGGTTCCGCGCATAGCTGCCGGAGCGGGGCTTATAGGCGGCTGCCCGGCGGGCGCGTTCTGCCAGAACCTTCTCATAGGTTTCCCGGTCGAGAATCCCCTCGTGGCAGCCCTCTACAAAATACTGCGGCTTTTCGCCGTTGTTCTTTCGCAACTCTTTGGAAATCGGATCAACCACGAAAGTCTTTTGCAACAGCATATCCCCGACGATTTTCTCGTTGCAGAGCAGGTCTATGATAGAATTGCCGCTCATGCTGGCCCCATGCCTGCCTTTGATATTCGCAGCGGCAAAGGCATCTTCCAGCTTATACCGCCCGTAACCTTCCAGATACAGGTCGGCGGCCAGCCGTATGATCTCAGCTTCCTCCGGCACAATTTCCAGCCGCCCATTGACCTGCTTATATCCGTACATAGTGACGCTCCAAGGCAGGCCCTGTTCATAGTTGGATTTGATGCGCCATTTCTGGTTCTCGGATACTGAGCGGGCCTCCTCCTCTGCATAAGCAGCGAGGAGGGTAAGCAAAAGCTCGCCATCTTCGCCCATGGTATGAATATTCTGTTCCTCAAAAAATACGTCCACGCCGATCAGCCGCAGCTCGCGGATGGTTTTCAGCGTGGTAACAGTATTGCGTGCAAACCGGGAAACCGACTTTGTAATTACCATGTCGATTTTCCCGGCCTTGCAATCTGCCAGCAGCCGTTGAAATTCGCCTCGGCTGTCTTTGGTGCCGGAAAGCGCCTCGTCGGCATACACACCTGCGTACTGCCAGCCGGGCGTTTTCTGGATCATGCCGCTGTACTGGCTGATCTGTGCCGAAAGGGAATGAAGCGGAGCTTCTCTGCCGCTGGATACCCGCGCATAGGCTGCCACACGCTTTAGCTTTTGTACTTTCTTTTGCGCTGGCGGAGTAACTTTTTGAATGATGCGTTCCATAAATACGCCCTCCTTTCAGGACACTGATGTTATAGGAAGCCACCCTGAAAAGAAAGGCTTTTCAGCAGAAAATACCACCCAAAACTGGCTGGAATTTTGCCGCAAGTCTGGCCTCAATGCGCAGGAAATCCGCCTCGTCTATCACGCCTTTTTTAAGCATTTCACGGGCAACGGCAAGGGCAGCCTGATATTTTTTCTCCCTGTCAAACTGTTCCTTCGTCATGGCTGCCTCCTTTTTTGAAACGGGCCGCGATATAACAGGTATGGGAACAATACTTGCGGTTTTTATTCCCGTAGCTTTGAAATTCCTGCCCGCAATGGGCGCAGGTTGCCGGGTAAAAGGCGGCTTTATGGATAAGCTCCGGGTGCTGCTTCCACCATGCGCGGCGGCAAGCCTCGGAGCAAAATTTTCTCTGTTTTCTCTTTGGCTTTTGCGGGAGCGGTCCTCCACAGTTCCGGCAGGCCAAAACCGGCTCTTTGGAAGCCACGCCGGTCAGATGGTTGCGGCGGCAAAAGCTCTTGACCGTATTCTCGGAAATATCCAACCGGGCGGCAATCGCTCCATAACCAAGCCCCTCACAGCGCAGAAAGCGCACCTGCTCCTTTTGTGCTTCTGTCATGGTATCGCCTCCTTAAAAGAAAGAGCGGCCCCGAAGGGCCGCCCGCCAGATTACTTGTTGGGAAGTTTCAAAACCTGCCCGGCATAGATCACGTCGGAAGTCAGGCCGTTTAGTTTCTTGATCTCGGTATAGCGAGTGCCGTTTCCGAGATATTCTGCGGCAATGGCCCACAGGCTGTCGCCTTTCTGGACGGTATAGGTGGCGGAAACCGCCGCGCCGGTATAGACAACCTTGCCCGCCTCGTCAAAGACAGAGTATCCGGGATTTTCGTCTGCGCAGCGTTTCGCATTGTCCAGCACATTGAAGGCTCCCTTCTGAGAGGCCGCGTCCGACCAGCTTTTGCGCACCCGGTAGAGAGTGCCGCTGCCGGTGCTGCCGGAGGCGGAGGGATAAACCTGTTTTCCGTTTTCGTCAAAGACCGCATAGCCGGGGTTTTTATCTGCCAGCGCC